ACTCTCCCCATGAGAGGGAGATGAGGAGATACGGTAGACCCTCTATAGGTTCAGGCTTGGTCTTCCCTGTACAGGAAGATAAGGTTATAGTAGAACCCTTTGAAATACCGATGGAGTGGGCTAGACTATCAGCGATAGACTTTGGTTACGATCATCCCACAGCAGTAGTGTGGTTAGCATGGGATAGAGAAGAAGATACTTACTATCTCTATGATTGTCACAGAATGTCCAAAGCCACACCGCACGTTCACTCTGGTTACATCAAAACCAGACCCAATTGGATACCAATGGTATTCCCCCATGATGGAAACAGGAAGGATTCTATGGGGAATCCAGGTCTAGCAGACCAATATAGGAGTCATGGCATCAACATGCTCCTTGATCACTTCACAAATCCCCCCGCTTTAGGGGAAAAGAAGGGTGGAAACTCCATAGAAACAGGCATAATGGCTATGCTTCAAGCTATGGAAAATGACCGATTTAAGGTATTTTCCACGCTTTCTGACTGGTTTGAGGAGTTTAGGATGTATCACAGGAAGGCAGGGAAAATCGTACCCGTAAGGGATGACTTAATGTCAGCAACAAGGTACGCATTTCAATCAATGGATAGATTTGGAATCTCTGGTGGGGAAGAAGACTGGAGCAAGGAAATTGAATATAAAAACATGGGCATTGTATGAAACTAACTGATGACGAAATTCTAAGTAGAATACGAGGAGAGATAACAGACTCACTTGGGTACGGTGGTGAGATCTCCAAGCAGCGTGAGGATGCTATGCTCTACTACTATGGTCTTCCCTTTGGAAATGAGGTGGAAGGAAGAAGCCAGTATGTAGACTCCAGTGTCATGGACACGATTGAATGGATCAAACCTTCCCTGATGAAGATCTTTGCATCAGGTGATGAGGTAGTTGTTTTTAATCCGCAGGGTCCAGAGGATGTAGAGTCAGCCAAGCAAGCCACGGATTACGTTAATTATGTTTTCATGCGTGACAACCCTGGTTGGGAAATCCTTTACTCCTGGTTCACTGATGCACTTCTACAAAAGAATGGTATCGTTAAGTGTTGGTGGGATGAGACAGAGGATTGGAATAGGGAGGAGTACAACAATCTCGATGAAGTAGAGTTCAACATGCTCATTATGAATGATGATGTTGAGATCATCGAGCACACTCCACGAACGGAAGAGGAAGGTGAGTTCCATGATGTTGTTATAAAAAGAAGGAGACAGTCAGGAAGAGTAAAGGTAGAGAATGTTCCACCTGATGAGTTCCTTATTTCTAGGGAATCAAAGACAATACAAGATGCAAGGTTTGTCTGCCATCGTGTACTGAAGACTGTTTCCCAATTGCGGGAGATGGGATTTGAAATAGACAACGTAGAGGTATTGGGTGGTGGTGACACGGATATAGATGCGTTCTCCGCAGAAAGGTTAGCAAGGTATGAGTTCGATGACTCCGCTAAGTTCTGGTCAGGCTGGGGCGATGAGGGAACAGGAGACAGCGAAGAGTTAAGATCGTACTGGCTGCATGAGAGTTACATTCGTATAGATGAGGATGATGACGGGATTGCAGAACTCAGAAAGATCACAACTGTAGGAAGCGAGATCCTTCAGAATGATCCTATTGATAGGATTCCGTTTGTCAGCGTTACCCCCATTAAGATCCCGCATAAGTTCTATGGGTTGTCGATTGCGGATCTTGTCATGTCAATTCAGTTGATAAAATCTGTATTGACACGAAACCTCATGGATAACATGTATAACCAGAACTTCGGTAGGTATGCTATTTTAGAGGGTCAGGCTAACTTGGATGATTTGCTCACGCAAAGACCGGGCGGTATAGTCAGAGTCAAGTCACCAAACGCTATCATGCCGTTAGCCACCCCACAGCTTGAACAAAGTTCATTCCAGATGCTTGACTACCTTGACAAGCTTAGGGAATCAAGATCCGGTGTAAGTAAGTACAGCCAGGGTCTAAATGAAAATGCACTAACCTCCCACACCACAGCACAGGCTGTGTCTGCCACGATGACGGCAGCACAGTCTCGTGTTGAACTGATTGCCAGGAGTTTCGCAGAAACAGGTGTGAAGGAGTTGATGCTCAATATATTTGAGTTAATCCAAAAGAACCAGGATCACGAAAGGATCATCAGGCTGAGAAATAATTTCGTTACAGTCAGACCAGACATGTGGCTAGATAAATACGATTGTACTGTTTCCGTAGGAATAGGAAGCGGTAATCGTGATCAACAGATGATGCACCTTTCCACTATGCTTTCATTTGCGGGGGATGCGATGAAGGGTGGTTTGAAGATTGTGAATCAGAAGAACCTTTATAACATGGGGGCAGCACTCATAAAGAATATGGGCTTCCAGAACGTTGAAGACTTCTTGACTGATCCCGATCAGATACCGGACCAACCTGATCCCAAGGAATCATTAGAGCAAATGGAGATGCAGCTTAAACAGAAAGAGATTGAAATCAAGGCTGCCGACATTAACATAAAACAGCAGAGGATAGAACTGGAAACCATGAAGACACAGGTTGACGCTAACCTGAAGATGGCAGAGATCCAGCTTGAAGCTGAGCAAGGAAGACCGGTAGCCATTGGATGACAGAGCGCGTAGAGCGCAATCTCTACTAAACGATCCTCTCATCATAGAGGCATTTGAAACACTTGAAAAAGATTTACTGGATACCTGGAAACAATCAGGTACCGGTGATAAGGAAACCAGAGAATCGCTTTGGTTAGCTATGAGACTGCTGGATAGACTTCGCATCCATCTTCAATCCATTTTGGAAACTGGACAGATGGCTGAGAAAATGCAGCAATACCAATTATAGGAGAATAAAAAATGGCAGCGGATAAGCAAGTCGCCCCGCATAATATAGCACTACCCCCAGGTGAGGGTAGTATGAAAGAGGCAGAGACAGCTATTCTTGGCTTGATGGAACCTGAAGAGGAGAAACCGGAAACCGAGGAAGCGCAACCATCAGAGGAAGTATCTGAAGGGGAACCCGAAGCATCCGAAGAGGAACCTGAAGTTGAAGAGGAAACAGAGGATGAAGAGGAAGAGTCACCTGAAGAAGAAGAAACTGAAGAGGAAGTTGACACACCTGATGTCTACACCGTTAAGATAAATGGTGAAGACCATGAGGTTACTGAAGATGAACTCATTAAGGGATACTCTCGACAGGCAGACTACACAAAAAAGACACAAGAGCTAAGTCAGTACCGCTCACAACTAGATCAGGCAGCACAGTTCTACCAGACCGAAGTTGCAGCGACTCAGGAAGCTCGACAGCAGTATATCAATTCTTTAGCACAAGGAGTACAGCTTAGTCTCTCCTCGCTACAGGAATTTGAGAACATTGACTGGGAACGGTTAAAAACCGAAGACAAGGAAGAATATCTCACAAAGAGGGATGACTTCCGAGAAGCCCAGAGCAGTGTTCAGAAGCTAAAACAGACACACGCACAAGAAGCAGAAAAGCAAAATGCTGAACAGCAACATCAGTTTCAAAACTGGGCACAGACTGAACATCAAAAGTTAGTCAGTATCCTTCCCGATTGGGGAGATCCAGTGAAACAGAAAGCGATTGCTGGTGAACTGAGACAGTTCGCTTTTACCAAGGGCTTTGCCGAGGAAGAGTTAGCACAGCTTTTTGATCACCGTTCTATTCTAATCTTAATGCAAGCTAAAGCTTGGGAAGATGACCAGAAGAAGGTCAAAACAGTTAAGTCTAAAAAGATAAAGAACAAACCCAAAGTCACCAGGAGTGGCAAAGGTGTGCAAAAGTCTGACAGTGAAAAATCAAAGAGGACTGCGAATATGAAAAGACTCCGAGATAGCGGGCACTACAGAGATGCAGCTATTCTCTTGGAGGACTTTGTAGATATACAAAATTAGGAGAAAAAAATTATGGCACTTCCAACAAACACTTCCATTACCTACGGTGCTGTAGGTATCCGGGAAGACTTGTCGAATGTAATCTATAATATCGCTCCTATGGATACTCCCTTTTTCAGTGGTTGTGGTAGAGGCACTGCGGATTCAACTAAGTTTGAGTGGCAGACTGATACTATTGCTGCAGGTTCAGCAAACCAGCAGATAGAGGGTAATGACCCGACATCTAATGCAAGGGCTAATCCAACGCGATTATTTAATTACACACAGATAAGTGTTTATTCAATTCAAACATCAGGCACCAATGAAGCGGTCGATTATGCTGGCAGAAAATCCTCGCAAGCTTACCAGTTAGCGAAGAAAGCCAAGCAGATGAAGCGCGACATAGAGTTTATGCTTACAAACAACATAGCTTATGTTGTTGGTACCAACTCCACAGCCAGAAAGAGTGCTGGACTCAGCACTTGGCTTAACTCGGGTTGGGTTTCAATGAACCCGACAAGCGGTTCACCCGCTGCACCGACTGGGGATGGTTCTGACCAACCAACTTATGCTAGTGCTACCGCTTCTGTTACTGAACTTGGTTTAAGAAGCGTTATCAAGACAGTGTATGAGGCTGGTGGTGATCCAGATACCATTATATGTAAGCCATCTATTAAGCAGTCGATCTCAGCTTTCTCAACACAACCTGCTACGGCAACCGTTAGTGTTCCGATGCGTACTAAAGCTGATGGTCCCGCACCCGCTCATGTTATTTCAGCAGTTGACGTATATGTGAGCGATTTTGGTACCTTTAAGATCGTGAGTGATAGAAACCAATTCCAAGAGAAGGATGTGTTCTTCATCGACTTTGATTATTGGTCTGTGGCTTATCTCAGACCTTTTAAGACAGAGTTACTAGCTAAGACCGGAGACTCAGTAAAACAGATGTTAGTTTGCGAGTATGGTCTTGAAGCGAAGAACGAAGCTTCGAGTGGTTTTCTAACTGACGTTAAAGCGTAAGAGGTAATTAGGGGGTGGGTAAAACCACCCCCGATCTTATGAAACAAAAAGAGACTGTTAGTCTGAAAGATGGGCAGGTTGCCCACCGAGAAATGACCATTGGCTGCCCGAGTGCAGATGATGGCAAAGGTGGGAAGGTAATATTTCCTTTTGGTCCGTGCATATATGCAGCCTTCATCACCGATAAACTGAAAAAATCTTTACTAAAAGAAGGGAACAAAATAAGGAAGAAGGCAGAGCACAACTTCAGTAGTAAGCTTGCTGGAAATATGTATTTTGGTGGCTCATATAATTATAGTGATGAGTACATAGATACAGTTCAAGAAGAGCTAACGGGTATCTTATTCCAATGGTTCGACTTTATGACTGCACACTATGGTCCCAGCAGGTTGAACTTTGTGCCTGGAAGATCAAAGTTTGGGATAGGCATAGAGAATCTCTGGGTTAATTATCAGAAAAGATATGATCACAATCCCAATCATCAACATAATGGTATTGTTTCCTTTGTCATATATCTAAAAGTTCCAGAAGTTATATTCCAAGAACAGGCAGATTCAAATGTTACATCTGCTGGACATATTTTCTTTAAGTATGGGGAATCTATAAGCCCACTATCTGTGAGGGAGTGGGATGTTACTCCAGCAGACAATATGGTTCTTATGTTTCCTGCTACCTTAGATCATTCTGTTCATCCGTTCTGGGTGGAAGCAGAGAGAGTGAGCGTGTCCGGTAACTTTACTATACCTGACACCCTAATAAGTAACAATGGGATTTAAGCAAGTAGCGATTGTTGGGCTGGCAGAATCCACGCACAATGATGCACCCTATACCAGCCCATATTGGGATACATGGGGATTACCTTGGGATGAAGGTAAGTACCCGCACTTTGACAGACTCTTTGACATACATCCATTAGAGTGTATAAAAGCTGCAACCCCCTCGTTCTACCGACAGGGGTATGAGGATAGGTTAAGGAATCTTGAAGGTAAGCTGTACATGCAGCAAGCCTATGAAGAAATACCTAATGCAATTGAGTATCCATTGGATAAGGTATCTATGCTAGTGGGTGATTATTTTAATTCATCCATTGCCTATATGTTGGCACTTGCAATCTATGAGAAGTATGACAGGATTGGTTTGTGGGGTGTGGACATGGATGATGAAGGTGAGTGGGGCCATGCAACTGAATACAGGGATGAAAGACCTAACTGTGAGTATTTGCTTGGCTTTGCCAAGGGTAAGGGTATAGAGATTTACCTACCTCATGGCTGTCCACTTCTTAAATTCAGTGGAGAATTCCCGCTTGGAATTGTGATCCCCCATTATGGGGTTCGTTATGGTTTTCTAAGTGATGGGTTTTCTTACCAGGAAAATAAAAAATGAAAGATTTAGAAGAGATTGTGAAGAAGATGTCTAAGATGAAAAAGACTAAACGGGAAAACAAAAAGCCTGTTCCAGAGACTTCTCGTGAATGGTTGGAAAAAGCTTATCCACCGGAAGGTGGCGCAGCGCAAAAGATAGGCGGTATAGGGTATGTCTAGGAGAACAGTTTTTGAATATATACCTGGAAGGCGAACGGATATGGTTGAACATTCCGATGGTAGAA